TCTCGTGTTAAGAGAGGCGGTTACGCAAGATACTTATTGAATGGAGAACCAGGTACTGGTAAAACAGAAAGTATCCGTGAAATCATCAAGCGTTTGATTCCACAAGTAACGTTCATCATCCCAGACTTCGCTAACACTGACGACTTAACGTCAATCATGGAAGCTTGTGAGATATTCGAGAACGGTGTAATCATCATGGACGATATCGACTTATATATCGGTTCTCGTGATAACGGTTCATACACAAGATTGTTAGGTCAGTTCTTATCATTCTTCGATGGTGTTAAGAAACGTAAGATAAGCTTACTTGCTTCAACCAACGATAAAGGATTGGTTGATAAGGCAGCGGAGAGACCAGGTAGGTTTAACTTCACCTTAGATTACAGCTTCTTAGACCCAGCACAAATCGTTAAGGTATGTGAAATCCACTTACCAATCAAATGGCAAGTAAAAGAGGTTTACGAGGCGTTAACAAATAAGATTAACGGTAAGAAAGCCAACATCACAGGTGCTTTCATCGCTAACTTAGCCGATAACATCAAAGAGATGTCCGAGGACGACCCAAAATGGACAGTAGAAGATACTGTATCATTAATAAAAGAATCTTACAAAGGATTCTACTCAAGCCAAGTGGATAAAGATAAAGACACTATGGGTTTTAAAAACTAAAAATTAATCCGAATATATTTGCATATTCGGATTTTTTTTGTACCTTTGCATTATGAAACAACTATTGTCTATTTTGTTTGTTTTGACTCTGACCACAAGTGTGGCTCAAAGCAAACGCCAATACAGTAACGAGACTAGAAAAAACACAGGTATTGGTTTAACAATTGGCGGTGTTGCATTTACTGGTGCTGCTTTACTTGAAGGCGGTTACCAATATGGAACCTATGTTACCACCACACCAGCCACTCCAACATCCAGTGCCAAACAAACCTATGTGATACCACCTTTTTGGAAACAAACCCCACGAAACATTATGTTGGTGGTTGGATGTACATTAACAATAACAGGTTTATTTTCACTTGGTTCAAAATAAATTTGGAAATAACAAAATAATTTAGTACCTTTGTAATATGAAAATAAACATTAAAAACAGGATTTCATATTGGCCAGTATCTTTAGCTGCGACTTTATTGAACAATCCTTTCCGTCAATTCTTTGAGTGGATTTACGATAACATCTCTGGTATCTATGATAAGATTTCTAAGAGATACCAAAACGAATTATTGGGTATTAAATAATGATAACAGATAAATTCGTATTCTTTTGGGGAGGCACCTACAGTCAGTGGTGCCCTTCTCCATTTACCATAGATGGTATAGAATACAACTGCACTGAGCAGTACATGATGGCTAAGAAAGCATTAATGTTCAACGACATTGAAGCTTATTCGAAAATAATGAAAGCTACACAACCATGGGAACAAAAACAATATGGTCGTGAAGTTAAAGGCTTCAAGAAAGAGCATTGGGAAAAGTATTGTCGTAAGATTGTATACGATGCAAACTACGCTAAGTTCACACAAAACCCTGATATGAAAGAAGAACTTTTAGCTACTGGCGATAAAGAAATCGTTGAAGCTAGTCCTGAAGACCGTATTTGGGGTATTGGGTTACATGAGAGTGATAAGCGTTGTTTGGATAAAACACAATGGGATGGTACCAACTGGCTTGGTATTGCAATCATGGAAGTGAGAGAAGTGTTAGTTAATCATTTCGTTGATGAACTTTACGCTGAAGCTAAAAAAAGACTAAAAGAAAAATTATGATAAAATATATTGATGGTCATTTTATGTTGGCCAAACTTACAGACCGAAAAGGTGTGATTAAGTTATTGAAAGACATTCAAGATGGCGATTATTGGGCTAATGAGGCTGAAGCGTACATGGATGAAATCGGTGTAGCAACAAAAGCTGAATTGTTTGATTTGTCGGATGATAAATGGGAATCCTTTGTGCATGATTTTGTTCAAAGAGGTACAATGGAAATTAAAGAAATATGTTAACTAAGTGGGATTTAAAATTTATTGACCAAGCTAGACTTGTTGCCGATTGGAGTAAAGACACTAATCGTAAGAATGGTGCTATCATCGTAAATGACGACAATATCGTTTTATCACAAGGCTTTAATGGGTTTCCTATCGGATGCAATGATAGTGTTGAAAGTCGTTTTGAAAGACCACAGAAGTATATGTTCACCGAACACGCTGAAAGAAACGCAATTTATTTCGCTGCTAGAAACGGTGTGTCAATCAAGGGGTCAAGAATGTATATGACCATGTTTCCTTGCTCAGATTGTGCAAGAGGAATAATCCAAAGTGGTATTAAGAAGATAATCGCACCATCACCTGATGTTGAACATCCTATTTGGGGTGAACACTTCAAGATTGCGATGGTGATGTTTGAAGAAGCAAATGTTGAAGTAGAACTATATTAAATAACTATGGGAGTTTTAAAATCAATTCAAGTTAATCATTTTGCTTACCGTGAGAAAAAAGGTAAGGTACTTAATGATGGGTATAAGATGTACTGGTTTTTTGACATCCATAGTACTATTCTTAAACCTAATTATCAATATGGTAATACACCAAAAGACTTTTACCCACATGCTGAAGAATGTCTTCAGTACTTGAGTAAGATAAACGATATAACAATGGTATTATATACTTGTTCTCATCCACATGAGATTCAAGAGTATGTCGATTTGTTTGCTAAGAGTAACATCAAGTTCACATTTATCAATGAGAACCCAGACGTTCAAACAGAACCAAACGGTTATGGATGTTACGATAAGAAACCTTACATGAATGTTTTGTTTGAGGACAAAGCTGGCTTTGACCCAGAAACAGAATGGAAAGAGGTTTTGGAATACATGAAATCTAAGTATGGGAATTTATAAGATTCCTTTAGATAAAAATAACCGAATGCTTAGAATAGGATTCGGAAAGCACGATGGCTCATGGTTCTTTAGAATAGACCTATGGGTTGTCGGTTATAGGATTAAAAAGAAATGAGTAAATTCAGACACGTTCAAGAGAACTTCTTCACCAATGAAGAATGCGATGGCTTCATCAAGTTCTCCGAAGGACAAGGGTATATTGATGCACCTATCAATACCCGACAAGGTGAAGTGATGGATAAGGAATATCGTAACAACGATAGATACGTTTGGGACCGACCAGAAGTAGCAGCACAAATGTTTCCTTTAATGAAAGACCTAGTACCGCCAGTTGTTGAAGGGAATGGTTTTAAATGGGAACCATGCGGTTTAAATGAGCGTTTCAGATTCTACCGCTACAGAGATGGTCAAAGCTTTAAACCACATGTTGACGGTGCGTTTAAACGTAATGATGATGAAGTTAGTCTTATCACTGCATTGATTTATTTAAGCGAAGACTTTGAAGGTGGTTCGACTTATTTGATTGGTGTTAACGAGAATGTTGTTCCTAAGAAAGGAATGCTTTTATTGTTTGACCATAAGATATTACACGCTGGTTTACTAGTTACATCTGGAACTAAGTATGTTTTAAGAACAGATGTAATGTACAGAAAAATAAAAGAAGAAACAAACAACGAAACAAATGAAGAAAATAGCTCTATTTAGTCTAGCATTGATGGCGATAGCTATCATGACTGGTTGTGCGGATGTAACGCACGTTCAAGAATGTATCCCAGCAGGTGAACACACTTATGGATTCTGGGGTGGTGTTTTATTTAATTAATGTCTCTAAACGTTCAAAAATATTATCATCATATTTAATTCTCACTAGATTAATTTCATTGAGTAAACAATAATTAGTCTTTATTTTATCGGTTATTTGTTGTTTTTTAAATCTCGCTTCTCCACCAAAAACTTTAATGGGTTTAAAATGTTGCTCACCATCATACTCAATACATGTATTGTAGTCAGGTAAATAAAAATCAAATGGTAGTTTATTAACATTTTTACACCCATCAAATGTAAAATTTCTAATGTATTTAACACCTTTTTCATTTAAAATTTCACTAATAATTCTTTCACCTTTTGATTCATTACATTTAGGACATCCGCAACTTCTTAAATGATATTCTGGTTTCTGTTCAAACTCACCATGTTCTGGACAAATTATTTTAATCTTTGTTTTCTTATTAATATAACAAACTTTAGAGTAATCATATTTATCACCATGCACAGCTTTAGCTTTTTCGATAAAATCATTATTTGTTAGTTTTTGTCTTTCATTATGTTCAATAAGGATTTTATTTGCACATATTGGACAAGCTTGTTTGTTGTAAAGATGGTTTACAGGTGTTTGTTCAAATTTACCATGAGTAAAACAGTTTATGATTATTTTATATTTATTTGTTTTATACTTGCTCTCAGAATAGTCGTATTTTTCACCATGCACTAATTTAGCTTTTTGAATAAATTCTTCAGTCGTTAAACGTTTACTCATAACCTAACTCTTTTTTAATTAATAATCTTATTTTCTTACCATATGAGCATCCATTTTTCTCACAATACTCAAGATATTCTTTTTTTAATTCTGGTTCTATTCTAAATGTCATTGAATCAGTTTTTTCTTTTTTGTCGTTTAATGACCTTTCTCTTGTTTTTTTCATAAGTTATAATTTGTTTATACTTATAAATATATGTAAAGTTTGAAAAAGACTTGTTTTTTTAAAAATAATTTAGTACCTTTGTGATATGAAAATAAATATTAATTTTATAACCATTATTTTAATGATGGTTTTATTAACATCATGTGCTAATCATCATGATGTTTCACCATGTTTAAATAATGTTGAAAAAGTTGGTTTTTGGTACGGTGTATGGCACGGTATGATTCAACCATTCTCCTTTATAGGAAGTCTTTTTAGTGATGACATTGCTGTATACGCTATCAATAACAATGGTGCTTGGTATAACTTCGGATTCGTTGGTGGATTTGGATTATTGGTACGTATCGTTGGTGGTATTATCAAAGCAATGTTAGCGAAGTAATGGCTCGTAAGAAACATAGAGATATCGGTTATAATGATATAAAGATGGGTGACAAGTGCCCTGTGACTGGTTCTCAATTAAGACCACACATTGTTTGGTTTGGAGAATACCCATTTGGTGTTACCGAAGGAACTAAAGCTATTCGTGAAGCTGATTATTTGGTTGTTATAGGTACAAGTCTTAATATTGGTTACACCTTGAATATGCTTGCTGAAGCAAGTGATGAATGTAAATTGTTTTATATCGACCCAGAACCAGCAATGATTTTAGGGCATTATACGATGAAAACAGTATCTTACTTGAAGTACGGTGGTTCAGAAGGTATGGCTAAATTCATTGAAAAGTTAAACGCTGAAAAAGAAACTGCTTAATATGTACAGACCATTACCATATTATCTGACCATAGACAACTCACCGATTCACGGTAAGGGGTTATTTGCTACTGATGATATTGACGCTGATTTTGTAATTGGTGTCACCCACGTAAGAGATATGCGTTTCCCAGATGGTTTAATAAGAACCCAACTTGGTGGGTTCTTTAACCATTCGGAAGACCCTAACTGTGAAATCATTGAAGTTGATGATTTCTTAAAGTTAAGGACTATAAAGAAAATAACTAAAGGTGAAGAATTAACGGCCACCTACACAATTTACGACCCTACAAGAAAATGAGTGTAATTGTATTTGAATTAAAAGAAGAACACGTTAAACTCCTTAAACACTTGCGTTGGAGTGTTAACAAAGATAACGTCATTAGCGGTGTTGCTGATGAAGGTGATGACATTGCACCGCCATTCGGTGAAAATAACATCTATGATGCCATAGATTTGATTTTAAACGGTGTTCCTGAGAACTTCAACCCATTAGAGGAAGAAGAAATCAGAGAGTATACAGATGAACAGAAAGCTGAATGGGATAAGTTGTATAACGAATTACCAACTGCCCTAGATGTTATCTTGTACAACGGTAACTTTGAGTTAGGTACTTATAAAACACGTTACCACATTCGTGATTGGAAAAAAGTGAGCTAATGGAAGGTATTTTAAAAATAAGGGTTGATGTTGTAAAATATGATGGTACTAATAAGCAAGCCATTATTGATAGACTAAAAATAGACTCATATAAATCAGTTTATTTTAAAAATAAAAATGTTTATTTTATCATACCAAAAAATGATGAGTCTGAATGGTTTATCTTAACTGAAACAGAACTAAAAGAACGAATAGACTTAGTATAATGGAAAAACGAATTACTCCAGAAGAAGCTGAAAAAGCTAAACAAACCATCATTGCGTATGAGAACCAAGAGTTTAAAAAAGCGTACCCTGATGGTTTTCCTTGTATCTGTTGTGATACAAAAATTAAACCTATAGACCCAGAATACATTAGACGACCAGAAAGTGGTATGTACCATGACGGTATCGTTGATAAGGTATCTGGTGGTTATGGTAGCAAGCACGATACAGAGATGTATATTATAGCTATTTGTGACCCATGCTTGGACCGACTTAAAGCTGAAAAGAAGTTACTTTATGCAGGTAACTATATGGGTATGTATTAAATTTGCATATATCAAAATTAATTAGTACCTTTGCATTATGAAAGATAATAAAGATTTAGTTATTGCTGTTCTGCCAGAAGGTATAAAAGACATGGGTGATACGGCAGGTACGTTATGTAAGGCTGCTGAAGTTTTAAAGGCTGCTGGTGCATCAAGTGTAAGAGCAATCATAAGTCATGGTGTATTGTCTGGTAGAGCATATGAGAACATTGGTTCTTCAGTATTAACTGAATTGGTTATTAGTGATTCGTTAGAAAAAGCTGACCCAGTTTGGCTATGTTCAAGAGAGAATTACAATGAAGAAATTTGTACACATATTCGTGTTGGTTCTAATAAAACACATGTGATTAGCACGGCTGAACAATTTGGTTTTGCTATTGCAGCGATAAACGATGCTTTAAGTTATGAAGCTTTAAGAACAAGAAAAAAAGAAACAATATAAATGAATGTATTAAAAATAAAATAAAAACAGCTTATGGGTACAAATGGCGAATACAAAATGAAATTATCAGACAGGATTAAGGATTTTTATGAAGACAGGACAAGGATTTGTCTTATGCGTAGAATGATTACCATCATTCGTCTGGATGGTAAGGGCTTCTCAAAATACACTAAGAAGCTAAATAAGCCGTTTGATGACGGTTTCAGTGACGACATGGATGCAACTGCCGCTTTTCTTTGTGCGAACATCCAAGGGGCTAAATTTGCGTATACTCAATCTGATGAGATTTCAATTATCATCACCGACTTCGATACTAACGAAACAGATGCTTGGTTTGATAACAACATTCAGAAGATGGTTAGTATTGCCGCATCTATGGCTACAGCTAAGTTTAACCAATTACGTATGGCTAGAGAGTGTAATGACTCTGACGGTGATTTAAGAGAGAAAATGTTAGCTGACTGGGAAATCATGGATTTCAATATTGCTATGTTTGATGCTCGTGTATTTCAAGTACCGACAGTTGATGAAATGATTAACGCTATGATTTTCCGTCAACAAGATGCTTCTCGTAATAGTGTTAGCATGGCAGCATATGAACTTTGCGGACACAAAGCAACTGAAGGTAAGTCTGGCTCTGAGAAGCAAGAGATGATGTGGCAAAAGGGTGTTAACTGGAATGACTACAAAACTAAGTATAAGCGAGGTACTGTAGTCAGAAAGGTACAAGTTGAGAAGACTGGCCCTAACGGTGAGAAGGTCATGCGGAACAAATGGGAAGCGGACCCAGAGATACCGATTTTCACAGAAGATAAAGATTATCTACGTAAATTAATCCCAACTACATAAAATAGTTGGGATTTTTACTTGCATCATATTGAAATTATTAGTAGATTTGCATAAAATAACGATTCTATTAATATTAACACATGGCAATTGATAAGTTAACCTTTAAAAAACTTACAGAAGACCAAAAAAACAAAATCATTTCTACTTACAACGAACAATCCGATAAAACTTGGGAGTCTAAGGCATTCGAGTTAGGAAAGGAATTTGGCGTTAGTGAAAGAACTATACGTAAATGGGCTTCAGAAAAATTAGGGCTAAAAGAAAAAGATACTGTGGAACCACCACAATATCTTGCAGCCAAGAAAAGAAAAACCAATAAAAAGAAAAAGTATTATTTAGTTACTTGGGCTCAAAATAATACACCAGTGCATGACGGCTTTTATGAAAACTTAGAAGCTTACGCTGCATACCTAGACGCTGATATTCATATCATATTAGGGCGTTACAAAAATCCAACTAGTTTATTCCCAGACAGAGATGATGATTTCTGGGTTGAAGAAGTTGAAAAATACATGGATGCTGCTAGACACAATATTCATAAGTATGTTACTATCATGGGTGACATTAAGATTCAACCAACAATGGCTAATCCAATGGCTAGCATGACTGCTATAAGTGGTGAAGATAGTTGTATCTTTGGTTCACCTAGAGTACAAATGGAATCCATTCCAGTACTTGAAGGGATGAAACCTAAAGTGATGTTTGCTACAGGTGCGGTTACTGTTCCGAACTATACCGATTCTAAGAATGGTAAGATTGGTGAGTTCCATCACGTATTAGGGTTCACTATTGTTGAGATTAAGGATAAAGAAACGTTCTTTGCTCGTTACGTAACTGCTGATGAAAAGACTGGTTCTTTTACCGACTTACAGCATAAAGTTAGTGATGGTAAAGTAACTAAAGTCAATACTTGTGCAGCTGTTGTTTTAGGTGACTTACACTTGGGTGAGCATGATGAGAAGGTTGTTGATACAACACTTAATGTTATGTTGAAAAAGTTGAAACCAGCTAACTTAGTATTACATGACGTGTTCAATGGACACTCAATTAGTCACCATGAGCGTAATGACCCTTTCAAACAATATGAGAGAGAACAAGATGGTTCTAACTCCATCAAGCGTGAGGTTGACTTTATGCTTCAATGGTTAGAAAAGGTTAAGAATTATAACGTAACAGTTGTTAGAAGTAATCACGATGACTTTATTGACCGTTGGTTAAAGAATACTGATTGGAAACAAAACATTAAGAACGCTAAGGAATACATTGAGTACTCTCACATTCTTTTATCAGGTAAAGCTCCTAAGGGAATGGTACCTTACTTAATCAATCAGAAGTTCCCTAAAATGAGAACGCTTGACAGAAACTCTATGTTTAATGTTAAGGGATGGGAGTTAGGTCAACATGGTGATATCGGTGCTAATGGAAGCCGTGGTTCATTATTACAGTTCCGTAAGTTAAACACTAAATGCGTAGTGGCACACTATCATGGACCAGGTAGAAAGGACGGTGCACTTGCTGTAGGTACATCAACTCACTTACGTGTGGGTTATAACATCGGGCCAAGCTCATGGATTCAATCGCATGTAATTGTACACGATGACGGTAAAGCACAACACGTAAATTTCGTTAATGGCGAATACACAACATTCAAATAATATAAAAAAAGGGGGATTTCTCCCTTTTTTATTTGGAAAGATGAGATTTATTTAGTACCTTTGTTATATGACAAAAGAATTATACGCAAAAAGTAATGGTTTAAGTCTTAAAACACATTCAGAGGTGGTATCTGAAGCGTGCAAACTTATTGCTAATAAAATGGCTAATAACGATATCATTGATAGGTATGGGGATACTATAAGATGTTCAGCTATGCTTCATGATATTGGTAAATTAACCACTAATTTTCAAGAATTTCTTAAAGGTAATAAGAAGACACCTAATTTAAAGTTCAGACATAATGAGATAGGATGGGCTTTTGTATCCAAATACTTATCGGATGATTTCAAAAACAAAGGTATTATTTTGAACACCATTTATTGGCATCATGGTATTTCAAATAAGGTATCCACACATACAGATACTGAAATTTTAAATTCATTAGATAATGATTCAATAAAAAACATGTTAGAGTATCTGACAGATATTGTTGGTGCTGAAAATATAACTGAAGATTTAGAATATCTTGATTCTGTAGTCTCCCCGTTATTTTATCCTCCAAACACAAATTCTTTACCACATTTAATTTTGTGTAGGTCTATAGTTATCACCGCTGATAGAATCGCATCTAATTTTATACTAGTTGATGAAGTGAATGAAGGTTTAGTTGATAAATATTTTAATTTAAAAAATGAGATTAAAATTGGTGTGACTAAGTTTGATGGTACTGCTCGATTTGAACAACAAAAATCAATTGTTGAATTGACTGAAAAGACAACATTTGTTAATGCAACTGCTGGTTTTGGAAAGACAATAACTGGTTTAATGTGGGGGTTAAAGCATAAACAAAAAATACTTTGGGTTACACCAAGAAATACCGTTGCTATGTCCGCATATCATTCAGCAATTGAAGAGTTTAAAAACTTAAATATTAACCCTAGTATTCAATTGATATTGTCTGGTGAAATTGTCAATACAAATTCTCCTAATGATGATATGTATGAGTGTGATATTATCATAACAAATATTGATAATTTCTTAGGCCCATCATTTAAGAATAATATCATGGACGCATCAAGCTTATTATTTGGTGCTAGTGTTGTTTTCGATGAATATCATGAATTGATTTCTGACGCACCATTTATGTCGTTATTTGTTAATATTATGAGAGTTAGACATAGACTAACTTCATCTAATACTCTATTGTTATCAGCAACACCTACCGAATGTGAATTTTTATGGGATGCAGCTACTTTAACAACTAAAACACTTCCAAGTAAGAATACACATTACCCTGCAATCCACAATAAAAAATACAAGGTAAATGTATTAACAAATAGACCTAAGGTGTTACCAAATACCAGCTCATTGGTTATTAGGAATACTGTTTCTTCAGCACAAAATGAAAAAAGAGATGGTGATTATTCATTATTATTACACAATGAATTTATTACAGAAAAAAAAGATGCTGATTTTATTAAATTATTGAATGATTATGGTAAAAAATCACCAGTTTCACCTAATAAGGCAAATGTGGTTGGTACACATATCATTCAAGCATCGTTAGACATTTCATTTAATCACTTATACGAAGATGTTTTATCCCCACAATCAACAATGCAAAGGATTGGTAGATGTGATAGATTTGGAAATTGTGAAGGACAACCTAGTATTAATGTAATTAAAGAATTACCAGTTAATAACGTAAGAAATAGTCAAATTCAAGGTGAAATTACAATTAAAAACATTTTATATTCTAGGAACTTATCTGACGCTTGGTTTGATTTCTTAGTACCATACAATGGTCAGGAATTGACACTAGATGAGCTTTATGATGTTTATAATAAATTCACTACTCAATACTCTACACAAATAAAACAATTTGTTAAGTCTAAGTTTGATGAAAGTAATGCTTTTTTAACTGACATTTATCCTGTTAAAATAGAAACTAAAAAGGGTAAAGAAGGTGTATTCACGGCTGGTTCAAACAAACTCAGAAGCGTTAACTCTGAAATTTTTTATATTGTTCAACATGAAAATGGTGTTGATTGGGTTGGGCCATTTACAAAACAAATCTTACGAGATTTTGATGTTGAGTTTAGAGAAAGAGACAATATTTCTGGTAGAATGTTTAAGACCATGGAAAAACTCAGAGATGCAAATGATGATAGATTTGAGTATAATGATATCATTGATAATAAAAAATATCAAACAATTGATGGTATTAGACGTATGGGAAAAAAATCTAATACACCGTATATTGTGTATGATAGATATTATAATGATGAACTTGGTATTATTAAGAAAATAAATTTGGACAATTAAAAATAAATTAGTACTTTTGTAAAAAAAATAAAACATATCATGAAAATAAAAAACGTAAACTTCGAAATCAAATTAAAAGGTCATGGGATAGTTAACTTTGATTCTGGTGACCAAAAATATTTATGGAATAGAGAGAGCAAAGACGGTAATAAAAACAAATTTACCTCAGCCGATAACAACAATGTATACGCCAAAAAGGTCTATTTTAGAACTGAAGATGGTAAATTGGATTACAAGATAAAAATATCGTCTGATGCTTTAAGAAACGCAATTTTTAAGGGTGATGCTATTGCAACAAACCCATCTATTTCACATCACAAATCTTTATTGTATTCTTTCATTGGGAGTACCATGGGCTTAGTTAGGGGTTATATGTTTGCTGGTGATGAAACAATTAAAAGAAAAAGTCCTTTAACAATAACTTCAGCGGTACAAACCAATAACGCTGAATCATACATGGAGTTTCACTCAAGAAGTGGTCAGAAAAAAACAAATGATGATTCTGATAAATCAGACACAACTATTTTTAATAGAGAAACTATTGGTGATATTACTTATAAAGCGAATGGTTGCTTTAACATACAAGGGTTAGAATTTATTAGTTGTGACCCAATTTTTGACCGTTATTCATTTAATTCGGATGATTATTCATTAGTAAAAACGTTCTTAAGCAACACTATCCCTAACTTCAATACAGAATTAGGTTACTACACATTGAAAACTTCGTGTATTGATGTTGCTGAGTATGGTATTAAATTAACCAGCGAACAAATAGTGTTTTTAATTAAAGAAACACTTAAACGTATACTAACATTAAAAATTAGTAAAGCTAATTCTTATGTTGAAGTAGAAAGCTTACAAATTGAGTTAGTTACTGACGTATTAGATTCTAAAAACAACAAATGGATTGAAATTAAAAACATAGATGACATTAATAACTTAAAGTTTGATGTTGAAGAGTTCTATGTATTGTCTGATGCCAGTGAAGCTAAAAAACAAAGAGCTGAAATCGAGGCTAAGATTAAAGAGGTGGCAAAAAAATCATCAGATGATAAAAAAGCCAAAAAAGAAAGTAAAAAAGAAAATAACTAATTTCTTATGAGTAATAAATACTTAAAGCTTAGCTTTCAAAACGCTAAGCTTTTTCCAAAAAATATAAAAACCAAAGACTTCATCGGTTGTCTGGATGTTAATAAAAAAGATGATTTGTATTTTAAAAGACAAAAGAGGTCTGAAAGTGAATCGGCTAATTTTGTTGAGGCAATTACAGTTCATCAAATATCCAATATGTTACATACACTTGTTGGTGAGCGACCAATACCTAGTTTTAGAGTCACATTTTATCAAAGGAATGAAGATATTTTTAATTTGGCTAGTAATTCCCTATTGAAAATTGATACACCTAAAACAACTAAGAAAGTTAAGGACGATGTTTACGAGGTTTACGTTGATGAATTTACTAAAGTTAATAAGTCAGCAAACGACTCTTGGACTAAAGCACAAAAAATTCAATGGTTTAAGATAAAAAAAATGATGGATGTTCACTTTAATGAATTTATTACTATCATAAATAAAACATTAGGATATGATGTTCTTTCTGAACCATTCGAAAATTTATTAAACGCTTACGCTAAGTACGGCAATAAGTTAGATGTTGTTATTGAGTTTTTACTTAAAAACAAAAAAACACCGATAGCTAATTTTTTAACTAAAGAAAACCCTGATAGGTCAGAAATCACAAAAAATAACTTATTAGGTGAAACAATCATATCTGGAATTGACGTTGTTCAAGTATTAGATGGCGAAATTTTAGTTCCTTACAGTGAATCATTTGTAGAAAAAATAATTAAAAATTCGACTAATATTTTGGATGGTGGATATGTTAAAATTATTGGTGTCGTGTATGAAGACGAAATCTATGATTCACATGAATTCACATTGGTATCAAATATATCTGATAAAAAACACTAAATTGAAATGAGACTTAAAATACTATTATCTGGCACCGAAAAAGAATTACCTATTAATCATCAACATATTGTTAATTCTTTTATTCATAGAGCATTAGGTAGAGACAATCAATATCATGATGCAAAAAATGATTATTCAATATCATCATTACAAGGTGGTAAATGGATTCCAAACACACAAAATATTAGCTTAAAGAATGGTGGTTATATTACTATAAGTTCTTTAAACAAGAAATTTTTAAACGATATCATTTTAAATTTGTACACAACAAAGTTTTATGAAGATATCAGAGTTACTGGTATAGAATTTATCGAGGAAAAATTCATAAATGGTTGGAATCATTTCGCAACTTTATCACCATTTATTATTAAAAATTACACTAGTAAAGATGCGTATAGTTTCAATACTTTACGTGATGAAGGTTTTGAAACATTAGTGAAGAATTATCTAATTAAAAAGCTTAATAAAATTGACCCGACACTTGACTTAGCAAATTTTGATGTTAAGATTCCAGAACATGTTAACCATAAAGTTAGTAAGGTTATTGTTAAAAATGTTTTAAATTTAGCAAATACTTGTCATATTAGTATACATACTAATAAAAAGGTTGCTGAGATATTATACAACATTGGAATTGGTCAGTCTACTGGTTGTGGTTTTGGTACCATTTACAAAACCGAAAATAAAACACTTTATAGATAATTAGAATTTAAAAAATGGGGTTTAATTGAGTTCTTTGACATAATATTAGTGATTTTTTTTAATGCAATATTATGTCAAAGCCTCATTCTATAAGGGTTTTGAGCAAATCTATTGTTTCTTATCCTAATCCA